CGGGCGCTACGTCCACGCTGGGTTACCTCACTCCTGAAGGTGCAGGCGAGTTCATCGGTGACATTTTGGCGCTGTCTGACGGCTCTGGTGCGGCTCTGGTGCAGGGTGCTGCTGAAGAGACCTTGGCTGTTGAAACCAAGATTGAAGGTCTCAGCGCGGTCAAAGCGGAAGTGAACTTCAAGGGTGTTGCCTTCATTGACCGCGTGCTGGATGCGGAAGTGCCCGACATCGCCGCATGGGCCGGGGCCAACTCCGTGCTGGTCTACAACGTCTTCAGTGGGTCAACTTATCTGGAGGTCTCCACCGATAATCCGGTGTGGCAGGTGCGGCTTGCCAGTCAGAACGAGTTCCGCTGCCTCTACAGCAAGGCCGGTAATCGCAAGCTGGCAGTGACCTACATGGCACGAGCGCACACGGTGAACTTCAATGCCGAGAACAGCGCCATCACCATGAACCTGAAAACGCTGTCTGTCCCGGCTGAAGAGTATAGCCAGACGGAAATCGATTCCGCCTACCGTGTGGGCCTGGACATCTACACCAGCGTCAAGGACGTACCTGTAGTGCTGACCAGTCCCGCCAACGACTTCGTGGATAACGTCTACAACCTCATTGCCTTCGTGGACGCGGTGCAGACCGACATGTTCAACCTGCTGTCGCTCACCGGTACCAAGATTCCGCAGACCCGACGCGGTGTGCAGCAGCTCATTGACCAGGGTGAGAAGACCACACGCGGCTTCGTGCGGGCAGGCGTTTTTGCACCGGGTACGTGGTCCAGCCCTGACAGCTTCGGCAACATCGAAGTCTTCAATCGGGCTATCGAGGAAGACGGTTTCTACTGGCTGGCTGGCAGCCTGGCTGATCAGCCTCAGTCTGATCGTCAGGAGCGCAAGTCTCCGGTATTGCAGGCAGCGGTGAAAAATGCCGGTGCGATCCACAAAGTGGATGTCATCATCAACTTCAACCTGTAAGGGGCTGACACATGAGCACTATCGCACTCGCCGCTGACAGCACATCGCTGATTCTGAATGGCGCTGGCATCACTCAATTCAGCGAAGGCGACTTCCTGACACTGGCCCCCGTCAATCCTCTGACGGGGCACGTCAACACGCAGACTGGCGTGAACATCAACAAGCGCATGGATGGCAACGTCTATGACTTGACTTTCCGCGTGCAGAAGTACGGGTCTGATGACGTGCTGCTGACCGGGTGGATCAACAGTGAAGCGCCTGTAGTGATCAATGGCAGCGTGAAGGAAACCTTCTTCCGTGACGGTCAGGAGTTCACCGAGTCGTGGACCCTGGAGGCGGGCAGCGTTACCACCCTGCCGACTGACACCAAGAACAACCAGGACGGTAACGGACAGATGGAATACGTCATCCGCTTCCGTCGCGGCAAGCGCAACATTTAAGGGGTAGCACATGGATCAGCAACAAAAGGGTATGGAGATGATCAAAGCCGTCTATGAGGACGGCTTTGCCGAGATCAACGGGCGCGAATACCACTTCCTGAAGATGCGTCACCAGCAACGGCGTAGCGTGTTCGCGTTCTTCTCATCCATTCAACGTGATATCCAGCGGCAGGACTTCAGCTTTCTGGATGATCCGCGATTCAAGCATGTCGAGAAGATCATCGAATCGTCCGTCAGCTTTGATGACAGCCTGCTGGCGAAGCTGCCCGAGCATTGGGAGACCTACCCCCAGGACTATCTGACGTTCGTCAGTACGGCTCTGGCGGTGCTCAGCTACCCTTTTATGCCCGCGAGCGCTACAGGCTCGCAATCCCAAGGCGACCCGGCTCCGAAAACTTCATCCAAAAAACCAATGTAAGCGATGAAATGTTCATGTACCTGGCGCTGGTGAAGGCCGGGTACGGTACACTGAAGGAGCTGCAAGAACTGGACACACCTGAGCTGCTGGACATCGTTGAGTTCGAGATGATCACGGCAGACATTGAGCACCACAAGCTGGAGCAATCGCGCAATGGCGGTCGTAAATGAGGTAGTCACTCGGTTCAGCTTCCAAGGCGACTTGCGACCGCAACGTGAGTTCAATGCTGGACTAGACAATTCCATCAAGCTACTTGCCGGGGTTGCAGCGGGTATCACCGCTGCCTCCGGTGCCATGTTTGCGTGGGCAAATTCCGTCTTCAACACTATCGACCCCATGGTGCAGCTTTCCCGTGAAACCGGGGTAGCACTGGAGTCGATTCAGGAACTCGGTTACGCGGCATCGGTGAATGGTTCCAGCCTGGACGCTGTGTCCGCGTCCGTGCGTGAGATGACCAAGCGCATCGGTGAGTTCGAGCAACTTGGCACCGGTCCCGCCAAGGAGGTCGTGGAGAACCTTGGAATCTCTTTCCGTGACGCGAACGGGGAGATCAAGGCGGCTGACCAAGTGATGCTTGAGCTTACCGACACCATGGCGGGTATGCGTGAGTCTGAGCGTATGAACGTCTTGGACAAGCTGGGCATCGATCCTTCCATGATCCAGCTTCTGTCCCTCACCAGTGAGGAAGTCGAGGGCTTGCGGGAGCGTGCGCAGCGCCTTGGTGTGGTGACTCAGGAGCAAGGTGACGCGGTTGCCGACTACAACGACTCCCTGACCACTCTGCGCTTCGGTATGCAGGGCATTCAGAACATGGTGGCCGTTGGGTTCGCTCCCATGATGGGTGATCTTGTGGAGCGCTTCGTGTCGCTGCTGGAGGCGAACCAAGACCTGATCGTCAACGGCTTGAACTGGCTGGGTGACGTGGTGGCCTCCACCATGGGGATGCTGGAACGCATGTGGCCTGTCTTCGCGGCTGTTGCGGCTGGATTCGCTATCGCCAAAGTGGCTGCCATCGGCTTCGGTGGTGTCATGAGCATCATCCTGTCCCCCGTGGTGCTGTGGACAGCGGCAATCCTTGGGGCAATCCTGATCGTGGATGACTTGATTGTTGCCTTCCAAGGTGGCGAGTCCGTCATTGCCGACTTCTTTGAATCCTTCTTCGGTATTGATATTCGTCCCGCACTGCAAGCCATCGTGGATGCGGTGATGGAGACGGTAGACCTGATCATTGAAGTGTTCTCACCGGCTGTTGATTCCATCGAATCCATGTTCAAGGCCGTTGCCGCCATCATTCAAGGCGACTTTGGTGCGGCGTGGGATCACATCGGTGATGCCATGGCGTCCATGGTGGAGTACGCGCTGGGGCTGTTCATGACCTTGGCGGAAGGTGCCGGGGCAATCATGGAGGCCGTTGCTGGCTTGATGGTGGAAGGCTTCATGCTGGCCTTCGACAAGCTGGCGCAAGCCTTCGGTGCGTGGGTTGATTGGGTGCGAAGCATGTTCCAGGACATGCTCGACGGCATCATGGGCATGTGGGACACGGTAACGAACTACATCAAAGGCTTGATGATGAACATCTTGCCGGATTGGGCTATCAACCTGATCAGTGATGACGATGAAGAAGGTGACGACCAGGCAGCACGACAGGAAGCCGAACGGGCTGCTGAGATGCGTAACCAATTCGACCGTGATACCGCTGTTGATCGATCCACAACGCAGCAATCGTGGAACAGCAACATTGACCAGAACGTCGAGATCAACATTTCGACCAACGATCCTGAGCGAGCTGGTGCAGCGGTGCAGGACGCCTTGCAACGTCAGATGGAAGACACTCGCACCATGAGTAATCGAGGTGGCATGTGATCAGGGACTACATCAACGGTCGTAACAAGGCGCTTCAAGGCGGTGCTGACACGGAAGTCGGCATCGGTGGCTTCACGCTGTTTGCTAAGGTCAATGACGCTACCGACTACACCGCTCAGGTGCCGACCCAAGTGCTGGAGGATGGTACGGTTGCCACGGACCACATCATCAACAACCCGCTGACCATGACGATCAGCGGTGAGGTGTCGGACCTTCATATTCGCCTTGCTCCCCCGCTGCCTATCACCTTTCCGAGTGACAGCGCGGTGGGTCAGGTGACAGCGCTGCTGCCCAACCGTACCCAGGCGCAACTCAACAAGATTCAGTCCATCGGGCAAAGCGTCATGGATGCTGTGGATCGGGCAGACCGCTTAATCAACATCGGGCGTAACGCCTTCGGTGCGTTCAACCCCCAGGCGACCGCCAAGCCATTGCGTGAGCAGTTCATCGACTTCATTGAGGCGGTGTATTACGGGAAGCAGTTGATCAGCGTGGATGCAGCCTATCGAACGCATGAGGACATGGCGATTACATCACTGTCTGTCAGTCGGGACAACCAGTTTGAGGTGATCCGCTTCGAGCTGTCATTGCAGAAGGTAGAATCAGTAGAGCTGATCTACACCGATGTTCAGCAGTTCTACCAGGCTCCCGCGCCAGCTACTCAGGCATCGGTGGCAGGTGAGACGAACCAGGGCGCACAGGAAACGACAACTGAAGCTGCTGAGGCGGAAGGGACACGCACGCGTTCCCTGGCATCGGCAATTCTAGGCAGGTAACCATGATTCGAATCGAGAATATCACGGCAGACCCGCACCAGCGTCATACGCTGCTGATCGACAACGGTCAAGTCACTCTGTCGCTGCGCTTCCTGCCCGTGGTGCAGATATGGGTCATGGACGTGGAGTATCAAGACAAAGTGCAGCGGGGAATCAAGTTGAGTGCATCGGTGTTGCACGTGCGCAGCTTCAACTATCCTTTCGATTTCACCGTGGTGCTGACGGACGATACCGGCATTGACCCATTCCGCCGTGACGACTTCGAGACCGGGCGCTGTGAACTCTACTTCGTGACGCCTGCTGAGATGGTGGACGTGCGTGGTCTGGAGGTGCCCGAGTGATCCGGTTCCTGCGTGACTACCAACTGACCATCGGTGTCGGCAATCAAGCCGTGGTGGTCGTGCCACCTATCAACATCACCTTCAGCGCCACCAAGAGTACGGACGTAGCGCTGAACAAGTTGATTCTGAAGGTCTGGAACCTGCGTCAGTCGAACCGGTTGGCGCTGGTGAAGGACGAAGAGGAAGACGAGTACATTCCGCTGGAGCTGTCTGTGGGCTACCAGGGGCGCATGCAGTTGTTGTTTCGTGGCTCCGTCCACAAGGGTGAGCATCAGCGCGAAGGTGCGGACTTCGTGAACACCATCGAATGCCTGGACGGTGGCAAGGACGCCTTGAGCAGCTTCACCAGTGTGACAGTGCGCGGTAAGGACCAGGCCATTCGTGCCGCGCTGGGAGACATGCCGAACACTGCCAAGGGTGCTATCACGCCACATGCGCAGTTGGTCAGGCCGAAAGTGCTGGTGGGCAATAGTGCCCGCCTGATCACCGATATGCTGGACGACGACGAAGCCATGTTCATTGACGATGAACAGCTTTTCGTGCTGCGCAATGATGAAGTCCGCAGTGACTTGGCACCGCTGGTTACCGCACGCACCGGGTTGATGAACACTCCCCAGGCCAGTAAAGGGGAAGTGACGTTTCAGACCATTATGAACCCGACATTGAAGGTGGCGGGTCTGTGTCAGTTGGAGAGTGTCACGGCTCCCGACCTGAACGGTGTATATCGCATCGACCAGATAAACTACTCTGGTGATTACACAGGCGATGACTGGACTCAAGTGGTCACAGCGAAGCGGGCACCGAATTACAAGGTGGTGGGAGCATGAAGGACGAACTCTATCAGGTACTGGATGACAAGCTGTTTGAGGCACTGGCGAATCTTCACACCGTCACCGTTGCCCGTGTGACAGCCGTGCATGCCACCACGATCAATTGCCGTCCTGTCATCAATCGCGTGCTGAAGGGTGAGTCTGTGCAATTGCCTGACTTCATTGAAGTGCCCCCGGTGTTCATGCAGGGCGGTGGCAGCTACACGGCTCACCCTATCGCGGTGGGGGACTACTGCTTGCTGGTTTTCACCGAACGATGCTTTGACCGCTGGTATGCGGGAAGTGACTTCCAGCCCCCGCTTGAAATGCGAATGCACGACTACTCTGACGGGTTCGCCATTGTCGGGGTCAACACTGCGTCAGGCGCATTCACCATACCGGACGTGATCACGCACATCGGCGATGCCTACCAGCAAGGCGACTATGTTCACGATGGGAACCGGGAGCAAACGGGCAACTACACGCTGACAGGTGATCAGGTGATCAACGGCAACCTGACCATCAACGGCAACCTGACAGTAAACGGGGATATCGGTTGCAGTGGCACGTTGACGGTTCCGGCTGCCACCATCGGTGGTATCGGCTTCGGCACACACGTGCACCCTGAGAATGATAACGGTGGCCCGACAGGAGGTCCGCAATGAAGGTATCGGGCTTGAGCAAGACGGGAGACTGGCGCTTCGGGCGCGGTCGTGCCGTGTATGTGCAGGACAGTGACGCGATCCGTCAGAACGTCGCTACGCGCATTCGCTCCTTCGCGGGAGACTGGTTCCTAGACGTGACAGCCGGGATTGAGTGGATTGAACTGCTGGGCAGGCCGAACAGCCGCAACCGCATCTTGCGT